TGCTCAAGTACATGATGTCCTGGCACTTGGCCATGCCGATCACAGAACAAAGCGACCGTGCCCAATACTGGCAAGGCGTTGCTGTTGGTGGCCCAGCTGAAAATGGCCGTGGTGGCTACATGCGCACTGCGATGAACATCGATGGCCAGGGCACACCGACCCGCGTCATTGAAGACTTCAGCCTGATTGCTGTGAGAAACTGATGCCGCGCTTTGTTGACATTCAAACCAACTTCAGCACGGGCGAGCTTGATCCGCTGCTGCGCTCGCGCATTGATCTGGCTCAGTACAACAACGCGCTGGCCAAGGCCACCAATGTTCTAGTGCAGCCACAAGGTGGCATTCGTCGCCGTCCTGGTCTGAAGCACATTGCTGAGCTGCCAAATTCTGCAGCCAACGGCGTGCGCCTGGTGCCATTTGAATTTAGCGTTGACGACAGCTACATGCTTTGCTTTGTCGATCAGCGCATGTATGTGTTTAAAGACGGCGTGCAAATTACAGCCATTAACGGTGGCGCCAACCCATATCTAACGACTAGCATTACCAGCGCGATGCTCAACCAGCTCAATTGGACGCAGTCGGCTGACACCATGTTTATCGTTCACCCAGACCTGGAGCCTGCCAAGCTGGTGCGCGGCGGTTCTGATTCGAGCTGGACAATTAGCACAGTTACATTTGACAACGTCCCTAAGTACGCTTTTAATTTAGATTCGCACACCAACAACTCGGAAACGCTGACCCCGTCAGCTGTCAGCGGGAATATCACGCTGACTACCACCAGTTCAAAACACGACACTGGTACAGCCCAAGCTGGAGCTAGCACCACCATTACCCTCAAATCGTCATCCAGCTCCACGGACGATTACTACAACGGTTTATATATCACAATCACTGGTGGCACCGGCAGTGGTCAGATTCGAATCATTGAGGACTATGTTGGCTCGACCAAGGTGGCCACCGTTGACAGGGCCTGGACGACAACGCCCAACAACACCAGCACATACAGCATCACCAGCTTCACAACTGAATCGGTCAACCAGTACATCAACGCGCAACCCCAAGGTCGCGCCCGCATTGTGCGGTATGTGTCTGCCACGGTGGTTGAGGCCGTGACCGAGTACCCGTTCTTCAGCGCCGCAGCAATTGACGCGGGGCGCTGGGAAATTGAACATGGATACGAAGATGTATGGTCTAGCACAAAAGGCTGGCCACGCACCGTCACATTCCATGAAGGCCGCCTGTACTTCGGCGGCTCTAAGTCTCGCCCATCCACAATCTGGGGCAGCAAGATTGGCATCTTTGATGCGTTTTTGCCAACCGAGGCATTTGATGACGATGCTGTTGAGGCGACTCTGGACACCAGCTCGCTCAACGTGATTGTGGACATGATCTCTGGCCGTGACCTGCAAGTGTTCACCACGGGCGCTGAGTTCTATGTGCCGCAGTCTGGCACTGATCCGATCACGCCGCTGACGCTGACATTCAAGGGCGTGAGCCGCAACGGAACCAAGAGTGGAACCCGTGTGCAGTCGCTTGAGTCTGGCACGGTCTACATTCAGCGCCAGGGCAAGTCGATCAATGAGTTCCTGTTCTCTGACACGCAGCTGACGTATGTGACGCAGCGTATCTCATTGCTGTCTGGTCACTTGCTCAAAGCACCGACCAGGATGGCCTTGCGCCGTGCGACCAGCACAGACGAGGGCGATCTGCTCCTGATGGTCAATGATACCGACGGCACAATGGCTGCGTTCAGCATCATGCGTTCGCAGCAGATCACGGCGCCGTCCGAATTCATTAGTGATGGATTGTTTAAAGATGTCAGCGTCGATGTGACCGACATCTATGCGGTGGTCAAGCGAACATTTAGCAGCACTGACAAATACTTCGTTGAGCTGTTCAGCTTCGATCGGTTCACTGATTGCGCGTTTGTTGGTGGTGCAGCTGCTAGCGCCAGCAGCCTGCCACACATTGGCAAGTCACTCAATGTCATTTGTGATGGAGTGCCGCAGGGCAATGAAACTGTGAGCGGCGGTGGCTCTGTCACGTTTGATCGCGCCAGCACATCCAGCTACGAAGTTGGCCTGCCGTTTACTGTGTACGCTAAAACCATGCCTGTTGAGGTTAAGTTGCAAACCGGCACGCGCATCGGGTTTAAAAAGCGAATTGTTGAGATCAATGCGCTGGTGGATACCACTCAGCACCTTGCGCTAAACCAGAACCCTGTGCCATTCCGAACATTTGACAACCCGCTGCTTGACGACCCAGAGCCGACATTCACTGGCAGCAAGCGCGTCAATGGTGTGCTTGGCTACAGCCGCGAAGCAAGCATTGAAATTTCACAGAGCTTGCCGCTCAAGATGACGCTGCTTGGTCTTGAGTACAAGATCGCTGTGTCTGGAGGTACATGATGAGTATTCTTGATTTTAATTTTGATTTCTCAGGCGGTCTGGGTAATGTTTTGGGAAGCGGCACAAGCTACACAGGCGGTGGTAGTTATGGCTTTACCAATGAAAACGTGAGCTATGACTTTGGCACTGGCTTTAGTTCTACCGTGAGGCAACCTGGTCTTGATTACACGCAGTATTACAATTTTGATGCAGCTTCCTATAGCCCTGGCAGCTTTGACTACAGCCTCTTTTCTGGCCTAGACACATCGAGCGGCTTTGACTGGGCCAACATCATCAACGCGGGCAGCAAATTTATCACGGCTGCAGGCAACGTGGCAAGCACGGCTGGCAGTTATCTTGGCCCCGCATTCAATGCTCTACAAACCGGCCTAAATTCTGCCGCTCCCTATTTGCAGCTGGCATCAGCAATCACCAGCGCGGGTGCCCAAAAGACTGCGGCCATCTACCAGCAAGGTCTGTACGAAGTGCAGGCCATTGACACGCTGCGCCTGGCACAGATTCGCACCGACCAAGACCAGAAGTATGCAGCCATCCAGGCTGGCCGCAAGCTCCTGTCAGCTGAGCGCCAGGCGCTGAACTACACAATCCAGGGCAACACATTGCTGCGCGGCATGGAGCGCTCTAACGCTGCTGTGCGTGCCCGTGCTGCAGCCAACGGCATTGTGTACAACGAGGGATCAGCTGCCAGCATCCAGGCTGCCAACGTAGGCGCCACCTACCGCGATGTCGGCATGTCAGACCTCAACGCTCTGACCGCTCGCATCCTGGGCTTTGAGGACGCAGGCGCAATGATTCTGGCCGCCAAAGAGCAGGCCGAGCTGACCATGAGCGCAGCCGAAGCGCAAGCCAGCCAGCTGCGTCTGGCCGGTCAATTTGCTGTGGACAGTGGCGGTTTGCTCTCTGGCGCCACATTGCTGCAAGGTGGTCTGAACTTCGCTCAGACTGTTCGCAATCCATTTACCCCTTAAACCATGGCAGACCTTCCACTTCTCCAATCAGGCCGTGTTGAAGCGGCAGGCATTCCTGGCGCAGTGCTGCCAACGGTCAACGCACCGCAGGTTGATTACGTCGGCTTGAAGGCTGGCGCTCAGTACCAGAACACTGTCTCGCAAACACTGGATCGCTTGAGCAACCAGCTGTTTGGCATTGCCAAGACGGCGGCCACCGAGGCTGGGTTGCAGTACGCAGCCGACAACCCGCTGACAGATGAGCAGCTGCAGGCGGCAAAGATGGGTGACCTGGGCGCAATGAAGTCTGGTGGCGCTCTGAACATTTTTGACCAGGCGGTGCGCAAAGCCAGATCGTTTGAGTTGTCTAGCACATTTGAAGCTGAAGCACGCAGCCAAATGGCCAACATGCTGACAGCTGTGGAAACTGGCAAGGCCACCACAGAGCAGGTGCAAAACAAGCTGTCCACCATGATGGATGGCTTTAGCCGTAGCCTGGCACAAGTGGATCCAGAAGCCTCGCTCAAGTTCCGCGCAACAAGCGCCACCATGGGCAACACCGTGTTGTCCAAGGCCGCCGAGTTTGAGATGAAGCGCGAGAAGGCCAAGCGCATGATCGAGATTGACTCGGACTTTGACAATGTCACACGCTTGCTTGAAGCCGCCGTGTCACAAGGGTTTTGGATTGACAAAAATACCCAGCAAAAGCGCAGCATCGAAGAGCTCGCAGATGTTTACCGCCAGTCAATTGCAACCCGCGCCCTGTTGGTGGGTGATGCCACCGTGCAAAAGCAATACAGCGACAAGTTTGAAGCTGCGCTCAAAAATGCCAAGGTCAATGCTGTGACCAAGTTCTTGCTGACTGATGATGCCTCGATGGCAGACCCAGAGGCAACGCTCAAGAACATCCAGGTCGGTAACGTCGGCAAGATGTCAGACCTGGTCAAGGGCATGCTGATGACTGACTACGGTTCAATCGAAAAGGTTTCAGCCAACTACATGGTGGCCGTCAACGCACGCAACACAGCGCTCAATCAGAAGCTCGCAGCCGACAAGCGTGCAGCTGTGGCCGAGTTTGTGCCACTGTATGAGAAGGCCATTGCAGCGCCAGAAGGCAGCGCAGCGCGCAGGCAGTTTGCCAACGAGATCGCAACGCTTGCAAGAAAATCACCAGACGCTGTGCCGCTGGGTGTCATCAAAGACTTGTTGGAGCCCAGCAAAGAGGGCAACTCGCTTGCTGAGTTCAACGTGCTGCGCGGCATTCACGAAGGCACGATCACCAACCCTGACCAAATCTTCAAAAACAATTCTCTCAATGGCAAGCAGAAGGTTTCCGCGCTAAAGCTGCTGATCAGTGATGAAAGACGCGACCAGCGTGATCTGGACACTGGCCTGGCCAAGCTGGCTGGCATTCCGACAATGCCTGGCTCAGTGACTGTGCTTGACCCTAAAGGCACTGAGTTCCAACGCTTGCAGCAGCTGCGCGCATCGGCTCTGGCCATCCAGGCTAAGGCCATGTCTGAGAACAAGATTCTGCAGCCACGCCAGATTCTGGACGAAGTGTCCAAAGACCTGGAAGCCAGGCGCAACACAGAGCAGGCCAAGGCTGCTAAAGCCGCACTGACGAATGTGTGGGAGAAAAAGGCCGGTGGCCCTATCACCCGCGACACCCTGCCAGGTCTGGAGAACAGCAAGAAGCTCAAGCCTGCTGAGATCACACAAATCAAAAAACTGCTTGACCAGGCAGAAGGGATTCAATAATGGCCTTCAGTGCAATTGAAAACAAATACCTGTCGGCTCTTACCGCA